ACCCCTATCAAGCATACTCATGATGTCGTTAACGTCTTGGGGACGTTCCCCCACTTACCCAGTATGCGCCAGTCGTGGATGCAGTGCGGGATCTCCAACACTACATCGGGGTGCTCGCACAAGTCCGCATCAACATCCGGTGAGTTAGGGCCGATATACACGTGACTCATGCCGGCACCTCCGGGTTAGGGATTATCAACTTGAACCCACGGCTGACACCCAGGGTCCACCACTCGTTGGGGAGGATGGTGAGGCTGCCAGTAGACAGGTCGTGCCGGAACTGGTATGTGTACGAGCCATCCGACTCGGACAGATAACCTTCAGGGTTGCGGGCCAGCCGCAACACAGCATCAGACTCAACCTGTTTGACATCCTCAACGTTGATACCTGGGTCGCCGTTGTCGAAGGCGGCTATCTGATCGTCAAGGTCCGGGATGACCCTCTTGATCATGCGCTCAACATCTTCGAGGCGCACGTCGATCAGAGCTACCTCTTCCGGTGTCGCTTGCTTAGCCCACCGCGCAACGACGTCTTCTGAGGTTGCGTATGCCATTATTCTCCTCCGTGTTCAGGGCTGAGGGAGGACGGTGCCCCGAAGGGCACCGTCCATCCATCAGGTAGAGATTGTCACGCAGTAGTGTTCGTGAGCTTCACAAACGCATCCGGGTCATTGACCAGGGCACCGTACTCGGCCTCAACACGAACCGCTACTAAGTTGTGCTGCCAGAGCGACACAAGGTTAGGCGAGGCGAACGTGCCAAGGTTCAGGGTTGCCTGATCCGAGACGTCGAACGAAAGCCCTCCAACCTGCCCCCACACAATGGTGGAGAAGTCACCTTGATAGCCAACAGTGGTGCCGGTGGCTACATGGTCACTAATGTAGGTTTGACGACCGAGGATACGGCCCTCGCGGTAGGGATTGACTAGCCCTTCGTAAGTGCTCTCAACGAACAGCGGTCGACCATTAAGGTCTAGCGCGCCGTTAAGGAGCGGCTCAGCGACATCGTCCAGAAGCGTGCCAGTCCACTTGTAAGGCGGATCGCTGTTAACTAGTGCGGCCAGCGCGGTAACGCCGATAGCACTGTATGCGCTCTCTGTGTCAGGGTCACCAATCGAAACCGAAGTGGTGGCCTGATCAACGTAAGCACCGAACGGGGTGTCGGTGCCATGCAGCACGGCTGAATCGAACGACAACGCGATGGCGGTAGCCACCTTGGTGCGCATAGTGTTCAAATAGTTAGCCGGGTTCGCACGGACGGTCTCTGCTGAGGCCACGAAGATCGTCGCGATCTTCGAAGGGACGACAGTCTGCGACTCCAAGTCACCCTTGGTGATCGGCTTCATGTCGCCCTCACCAAGCCACGACGCGCTAACGTCGCCAGTCCAGTGCGGGATCTTAACTCCAGTTGTGCCCATCGGGATCTTGCGGGCAACTCGCTGGACTACAGAAACCTTCTCCGCCTCAGCGAAGTAGTCCTGCGCCTGGACAGGGTCCAGATAACCAGCGAACATAGTGTCGCCAGTCTGTGCGATCTGTGCATCATCTACTGGGAAATCAGAAGCCATTGTTCTGAATCCTTTCTATTAGTTACTTAGGCCCTACAGCTTTAACGAGGGCCGCGAGGATCGGGTCGCCGTTAAGTGGAACGGGTCCACCACCGCTTCCCTGGGTGGGGTCTGTCGCGGGTTGGTGCTTCTTAACCTCACCGAACAGTTCCTTCGCCGACTCAGCAGAGGCACGTATCTCCTCTTCTGAACCACCTTTAAGAATCGAAGCGAATTGCACGACCCTCTCGGAGGGAACCCCGAGATTAAGAGCGGTCGTAACCTTCACCATATCGGTCTTAGCGGCGCTCAGCTCAGCCTGAACATCGGCAGTCGCGTTAGTGGCCTGCTGCACCTTAGTCTCCCAATGCTGGGTGACCTCTGCGCGGGCAGACTCCACGGCTTCCTTCTTCTCATTGCGGTACTTCGCGGCTTCACCACGAAGTTGCTGAACGTACTCTAGACCGAATGTCTCAGCTTTCTCAGCCGCCGGGGCTGGTTTGGCTGCGGCTTCAGCGGGGGTTGTTGCTTCGTCGGACATGATTGCCTCCTGGGCAGTTAAGGAAGTCCACCAGGGACTTCGGTAGTGTACTATCCGGCTATTCCGGATATCTTTCTCATCGACACGTCGCCACGCATTAGGCGTTGCCGAAGTATATTAATGGTGTCTTCACCAAGCGTGAAGGGCTTCCCCTTGTTCTTGCCGCGTTTATGCACACGGTCAGGTTCACGGTTACCGAGTTCGATAGCATCATCTGTTGCTGCGATCCAAGCTTCCTCTGCGGCCTTCCAGGCGTGGCGCTGCTTCCACTCAGATATCTTAAACACCGGGACGACCTTGCAGTCGCAGTTAGGGTGCCACTGCTTGATCTTCGCGTCTAGCAAGGTGCCGACAGCGTCCATGCGGAGAGCGGTGTCGTCAGTGAACCTAGACCCTGCAGACCCTGCGGTCAGGTACACCGGCCCTCTGGAAATCAGCATCAGACACCAGGCGCAGGTCTCAGCACCTGTGGCTACCCTTGCCCAGCCCCGCACGATTCGGTCAGCGGGGTCGATAGTGGACACATCGGACGGCTTAAAGTCTGAACGGCCAGCCTCCTCAAGGAACTTAGCCATATCCACGCTGTGCTTCTCAGGGTGGTCTTGCTCCTGGCGGGAGACGATGTTGTCGAGCGGCCTATCCTTCTTGACAGACGTGATGATCTGCCCTCTAGCAGCGTCCTGAATCTCACGCGATACCAGACTGCCAACCGCCATGCTGGCACCGTGGCTGGCCCTAGCCTTAGAGAACTCGACCCTCGCCGGCTCCATGTTCTGAACAAACCGCTCGAAGCTCGACGGTTGCAGGTTCAGAGGGAACTCCTTCAACCCCAACACTCGTAGGCGTTCAGAATCGTAGAAGTCTCTAGCAACCCCAGAAGCATTCTCACGTGCACCATGCACTATAGGCCACACACTGCCCAGGAACTGCACCCACTCATCAGGGGTCAACCTCTTAGAGCGGAACAGTGAGGCGCGTCGGAGAACAATCAGCAAGACACTAGCAACGATAGCGTCAACACCGTTGTTGTACTCCTCGTCGTCCACTACTCAGCTTCCCTGGAGTCGCCGCCGTCAGTCCGCCCCTCAGTGGTGCCTCTCAGGATGGTGTTGGCTAGGAGCGTGGCGTCTTCCTCATCCCACGCCCGCATCTCTTCGCGTTCCACGATGCTGTAGCCCATGTCGATACGAGCCCTCTCACGCGGGATGACACCCTGTCCCGCACCGAACAGTTTAGTGGCTGCGTCGGCTTTAGCTGCGTACGTAGGTGTAGACGGATCTCGCCACACAGTCTCCATGCGGAAGTACTCGGTCGGTACCGGTCCCCCGTGCATCGCCTTATAAGCTACCCGCATCGCCTGCTCCCAAGCACCGCCGAACACCTTGCACTTACGCTCAGCATTCTTCACTAGCCTCGATTCAGAAGCCTTAATAGCTTCCGCCGACGCAGGGTTATCGCTGTCCGTCGACAAGTACTGGGGAGGCAGGCCAGTGTAGGCTGCGGCGTGCTTCGCCAACTCCCTGAGTGCGTGGCTGAAGTTGATCAGCTCAGCCGCCTGGAACTGCTGCGCCTTAGCGCCCTCATCCTCGAACGCCATGATTCGGGCAAGATAAGCGTCGAACATTACCTGGCCGCTCTTCGGGTCGACCCCCAACTCCTCTGGCTTAACACCAAACAGTAGGCGTTGCGGAACCGCCATCAGCTCAGCGGTGGCCTGCATGTTCATCATGACCCGGGCTGCAGCGTCGGTGACAGAACGCAACTCTGCAGTGATCTCCGAGGACCCGTGCCTGTCGGACAGCAGCATCGTGTTCTCCAACGGCACGACCGGCACAACACCAAGACCGTGCATCACAGCAGTCGGCGTAGACCATCCGCCGTCATAAACCCACACGTACGTGGCATCCGGTTTGTACAAGGTGGCCCCAGCCACCTCCCCGCCCTTCTCTGTGTAGGATACGCGGATAGCTTTAACTACCTGGTGGGTTCTCGGGTCCTTCTCGGCGTACAGCGACGTAGCGGGCTCCACCCGGATGATCGGCACGGTAGGGTCAATGGTCAGGTCGTCCTCGGCGGGTGCAGCCACCGTGATGAAGGAGCGACCATTCACCAGGGCATCAGTATGTGCTAGCACTGACTGGACGTCGAGTTCATTGGCTGTCCACCAATCCCACAACGTCTTATCGCCATCGGCCTCTGAGCCAGTGCGGAACCCCTCAACCTCAAGCCGGTCTGACAGTGCGTTCACGTACAAGCGCGGGTAGCCGACCTGCGCCAACAGCTTACGCATAGGTGGCGGCACAGACACACCGACAGCCGCGGGCCGAGCCTCGGCGGTGTAATAATCCGCGTTAGCCTTGAGCACTGGGTGCGTGTCCTCAAAGGCCGAGATTAATTCGTCACGCTCGCGGTCTAGTTGTTCTGCCGTCATCGGAATATTGCTACCTTCCCGGTATTGGACCCCTTCTTCGACATTAGGAGATCCTGTCTGCCGCCATATGCTAGAACCGAGCAAACGGCTATATCAATTTTGCGACTAGAGTCTTTGCTAGCTTTCCTTATACTAATCGAATCAAAGGTAGTTGGATGACGCTTCGAGTTCAGCACGTGTTGCCGCAACGCCCGGTTGCCGTCATGGTTGACCTCCCGCTCAAGTACTGCGTCGAGGAACCTCTCGCAATCGAGTGCGAACCTCTTCGTCTGACCCCTCATATCGAAGGCCACTGGGTGGCCAGGTGAAGCCTTAACATGCATCTTCTTACCGAAGTCCTTCCCCCACTGGTCTATGTAGGCCTCAAACTCCCTGACATCTGCACGGAACGCGACCACCTGATACTTCTCCATCGTGCTGCGGACAGTGGCGTCCACATCCTCGCGGGGAACCTCCCCGTTAGGGAACGTCTTAGGGTCCCACCACTGGATGGGGAAGATCATTCCGTCACTCACACGGCAAGCCACCAAGGCGGACCAGTCGTTAGACTTCGAGCCGTCGAACCCCAGGGTGATCTTCTCACCGTCCTTGAGTGCGAACAGCGGATCGGTCAGCGCCAGGACATCCCACTCGGCTGGCGAGATCCAAGAATCCTCTGAAGCGTTAACCTGGTTCAAGAACTTGCGTCGAGACTCGGACACCGGGTTGCGGATGTCGAGCACCGACTCGATGATAGCGTCCACAGGCAGCCAGTGGGAGTCCCCCCGGGCCACCAAGATGCCCTCCCTGAGAAGTTTCAGGCCCTGCTCGTACCCTTCCGGGTCCACCTTCTGTGAGGGGATCTCCGACAACGGTGTCTCTGCTGGTGCTTCCAGGGCGTCGTAGAGGACGCCGACGTCCACGCTGTGCCCCGCTGCCGAGGACTGCCAGGCGTCGTAGTCCCGCTCCGCCACGGAGTCGTCACCAGGGATGTGAGCGTTGCAGATGCTCAGCCTGCGAGACCCAGCTATCTTAGTGATGTTGCCCTCGATGACACCCATCATCTCAAGTCCGTCGTTCGCCTCGATCCACCACTGCGTCTCGTTGCAGATCACCAGGGTAGGGCGTGCACCCTCCATAGAGTACGGGGACGAAGTCACAGACTCTATGCGCCCGCCGATCTCGGGGGCGTAGATGATCGTCTTGTTGACCTCTAGCCCGTAGTCCTGCTTTAACTTCTTCGTGATCATGACTGGGAACAGTGAGAACGTGTTCTTCGTCTGCTCCTGCGACACTGCCACGATCTGAACCCAGGGGCTTGCCTACCGGCTCCCCTCGCTCATCGAAGTGTGAGAACGCGACAGGCCCGGACAGTTCTACTAACGCTAACGCCGCAGCTAGTGGGTCCTTGCCGTGGCCCTTGAGCCTGCGGAACGTGCCGTTGCGGTAGACGAACTCGCCGTTACGGTCGACGCCGTACCACCACAGGATGAACCTGGCTTGCTCCAGCGTGGGAATGAACTCTGTGCTCTTGTCGATGCCGCTCGGTGTGTTCAAGTACTCGAACCACCAGTTGATGACCCCCCACCCTAGCGAATGCTCGGGAAGGTACCATTCACCGTCGATGGTCTTCTGCCAGGTAGGCCCAATGAAGTGGGGCTCTAACGGAGCCAACTCAACCATTGGTACCCTCCTGGGGTTGAGAGGGCACCTGGCCCTCTACTTCTCTAGTTCGTTGACGTCGCGGTGGACGTCGCGGATCGCTTCCTTGATACGTTCCTCCGACCTGAACGACACCTTCCTGAGCCGCTCCACAACATCATCAGCCAGGGCTGGTGCCGAGGC